ATGTAATAAAACCACGTTGGGATATCTTAACGTGGTTTGGTTGTTTATCTTTAGGAATGTTGGTTTGGTATATTAAGTTCTTCATGCCATAAAATAATTATCTGCAATACTTCCACTCATCATATAGTGTTTCTTGCATACGATATGCTTGTCGCTCCCAAGGTTGTTTGCTGTATGGTGTGTTGGTGTAGTCTCTACCCTTCCATGCCAGTTTACCATTACAATATGCTTTTGCAACACCACTCGCATACTGCCAAACATGAACCATCTCATGTATGATGCAAGTTACGAAATCATCTTCTTTCTCGATAGTTTTGTCGATCTCAATCTGAAACTCCCTATTAGTTACTGACAAACAATAACCTTCCGCATCAGGAATCTTTTTAAGATTGACTTCGATATCAAGAGTTTTGTATCGTGGCATCAACCGTTGAATGCACCAGTTAACAACATCTTCGACCAACTCACGCTGTTTTTTTCGACCACCGTAAATGTAAATGTCATTCATTTGTTGCTTCTCCAATTATTGCTTATTTAAACCAAGAAAACCGACACCGACCAAAATCAGACCGGCAACACAGAAACCAAAAATCTCTTGAATCGTAAGAGCATTTTCAGGACATGCCCCGTCACAGTCAGAACCGACTGCTCCCATCATCACTAGAAAACCACCAATAATAAGACCCAAACAAACACCTTTAACCATCGTTCAATCTCCTTTTTCTCAATCAATACCTAATATTATACAGTAATTGAGAGTAATGTCAAGGGAATAGTGAAAGTTTAATTCCTTTAAAATCAATGACTTAGAAATTATTTTAGTTTTTTTGCCTCGTTTGGCATACGGGAATCCTTAGTATAGGTCTCAATACCATATGTTGCGCACAATTCTTTATATTGTTCGATCTCTTTCTCGTTGTATGGAAATTTGATCATTTGCCAACAAATCCAAACACCCATCTCTCTACCCAGTATCATTGCATTGAAAACTGAATCGAAATCTGTGTTTACACGATATTTGTTTGCCGACTCTTGTGTTGTACCATCTAGTCCAAAGATCCATGCAATTCTTTTCGATTTTGAGAATGCTTCCTTCCACCACTCTAATCTTTTACCAGAACCATTAGTGCTTACTATCATCCGTCCTCTATCTCTTTTGTAAAACATATCTAAGATATCAAGAAATTTTGGATGATATATTGGATCAGACACATTACCGCACAATTGAATGCTGTTAGAGAACTCTAAGATTTTTTTAAAGTCTTCTAATGGCATATCACGATATTGTTTTATGAGAGACTTGCCTTCATCAGTTTCTCTCATACACAATGGACACTGCAACCTACATCTATAGGTAACCTCCACTTGCATGGAGATTGTTTTTTTAGATTCTTCTATGTATTCTTCGTACCGCATTTTGCTCTACATATTGGTGCAGGATTATCTCCCTCCATACGCTTATGGAATTGTATCCATGGTGGTGAATAGAATATGTCTTCAATGGATTGCACATTTTCAACCTTTAACTTATCGTCGTAGAATCCTTTTTCCTTGAACCATTTATTGTGCGAAATGCACCAACAGCAAGGCAAAAGATGACCAGTACCTGTATAAAAAACTCCCTGTCTCCACTCACCACCCTCATCAGATGGTGTGACATACTTTTCTTTACATCTCGGTTTTAGTTTTATCATATCTTTAGTCCACTAAAGTTTTTTCTTCCCATAGTTTTAGTTGCCCATTTCATTTGATCTTCCTCTTTTGCACGAGCACCATATGGAGATTTGTCAAACAGGGGTTTGTCGTCGTCCATCACATCTTCCTGTGCTGTTTGCTCCACATCATACAAACGCATCTTAGCACGATCGACTCCAACAACAAACCTCTTATATACATTAGGATCACCATAACGATTCTTCAACTGCTTCACCATCATCTGTCCAAGTTCTTCAAGTTCTTCTGAACTGATCAATGCAAACATGAAGTCAGCAGTGGCAGGTAAACCAAACGATTCGGATGTGTCCTCAAGTCCAACATCTGAATTAGAATAACCTGAACGAGTAGTCTGTGTTGCAGACACTACTGGAACATTGAACTCTACTGCGAGTCCACGTAACTCTTCAGCAATTGCTTTCACAAGTGTATATGAGTTTACCTGTGCACCAGAACGAATACGACTAGACATACAGATATTTAGATAATCAATATAGATGATATCTGGTTTGAATTGCTTTTTGAGTTTTAGTTCATTGAGTAGATGTCGGAAGTGACCAGACCCAGCACTGGCAGTTGGATACTCTTTAACGATTAGTTTGCCGGAAGTCTTACCTTTAATATTCTCGATCTTTTTGTCGTACAATGGTTTGGGTATAGTCGACAATTCATCTAAAGTGACGTTCAATAGATTAGCATCAATACGTTCAGCAATCTTTTCCTCTGCCATCTCCATGGTGATGTATAAAACATTCTTACCATCCAAAAGATTTGCTGATGCCATGTGACACATTGCCAATGACTTACCAACACCAGTACCAGCAAGGATAATGTTTAAAGACTTCTTAGGGATACCACCCTTAGTAATTTTGTTAAGGTAGTCCAGATCAAACGGAATGCGCTCTTCAACACGATGATAAAAGTCAAAACGATCGTCAGCATTGTCAAACAAGTCATGCCCAACACTAGGATCAAAGGATACAGCAAGTGCATCGCTAAGAAGAGTAGGAATTGTTCCTTTATCATCTTTGTCTTTTCCGTCGATGATAGATATGGACTGCATGATTGCGTTGTATAATGCCTTCTCTTGGCAAAATTTTTCAGTCTTATCAATTAACCATTCCCTGTCGGTCTCGCCTTCTACTGTCAGTTCCCCAACCAATTTACTGCAAGTAGTGAATTCCTCATCATTGATCTTTGGATTATTATCCAGTTCAATGATTAATGCTTCTTTGCTTGGGAGTGAGTTATATTTATCAATAAAACTAGCGATCTCTTCGTAAACAACCTTATCGATTCTTTCACGAAAATACTCTGACTTTAGGTGTGGTAGTGATCTACGTGCATAGTCTTCGTCATTCAGTAGGTGTTTCAGTATCACCAGTTCCGTTTTGTTCATTTTGCTCCTCTGCTCTCTTCAGGTATTCTTCTACTAGTTCAGTTAATATTGGACCAATTATACTCTTAAACTCTTCGCTAGTCAAGTCTTGTTTCTTTGGATTCTCGATAGTGATCGTGTTAAATACGAGCATAACATCACTACCGTCTTCCTCAAACTTAACTGTATCGTATTGATAAACTACTCCAGAGTATTCACCTTCGACTAACTTAACGCACCAGTGTTTGTCATGAAATCCCTTTGGATGTTCAATCAATTCATACTTTGTTATTTTCATATTTGTATAACCCCTATAACCCAATTCTCTGCAGTATCCTCCGCAAACACTAGTGAATGATTGCTGAGATCACGTTCTTCCACAATTTTTAAATTATCGACCAACACAACAATTAGTTTATCATCTTCTTTGTGTACAGATGCTCTGCGAAGAGAATATTCGCCTGACCCATAAAACTCACTCAACAGTGCCATCTTCGAGTTCCTCTTCTATCATTACGTCCTTTTCTGGTTTTCCGTACTTGAACTCCTGTTTTGCGCACTCTTCGAGTTGTTCCATGAGTGGAGCAAAATACTTTTCTGGGTTTTCATTGATGTTTTTTCCGAAGACTTTTGTTCCGTCTGGTAGTTCGTAACGAGTAGACACTTTTTTGATGACATTATATTTCTCCGCTAAGTCAAGTAAACCATAGTAACGATCGAGACCTTTATCATAAGATAGTTTGACCTCAACCTTCTTATTCTCTTTAGTGAATCTAGATTTATGCATAGTGACTTTGATGATATTACCGATAACATCAGTACCATCTTTGTCTTTCTTCTTACCTAGCATAGCAATTGAAGAAGCAGCATATTTTAGACCAGAACCGCCAGAGATCTCTTTAGTTGGAATGTATGCACCTACAACATCATAAACATGGTTAGTAACAAGCAGTGGAACATTCGCTTTTGCTAGTTTGAGAGAGAGGACACGAAATGTTCCTCGCAAGAGTTGTGCTTTAGTCATGTCTCTTGCCTGCTTGCCACTTTCCACGTCTTCGAGTTCTTTCACAGATGAAAGCATACCCAAAGAGTCGAGAACCATCATCATTGGTGGTTTCTTATTCCCATCGTTATAGGAATCCAACATTCGTACTGCGTTTGTACGAAACTCTTCAATCGATTGTGGTTCAGAGATAACGACACGTGAAATATCAATATCTCGATCTTCCATCATCGACTTTGTAACTGCTGCTTCGGTGTCGAAATAAATCACACCACCTTCTGGATTGTCCTGTAAGAACTGTTGAATAACTCCCAATACAAAGAAGGTTTTACCAGTTGCCGACTCTCCAGCAAATGCAGTGATTTTATTGTTCGGAACACCTCCATACAGACTACCACTTAATGCGGCATTTAAAATATATGAA